CATTAGCTCATTGGGTCCATTTGATCATTTGGATACAAAAATAACCCCTCTTAATAAAGCAGTCTTGGCTAAGCTCATCGAATTGGGATATAATGCATCTATCAGTAAAGATGGTGCGCCATATATTCCACGTGGTCTTGCTGACGATTTCGATAATAGCGGACCAATGCATACGAACTACGGTTTTAAAATTTCTTGGTAAAATAAAATGAGCAAAACATACATCACTAGTGACCTCCACTTCTGCCACAAAAACATCATCCAGTACTCCCCATGGTCTCGTGGGCATTACCAGTCAGTAGATGAGATGAATGAAAGCATCATTACTAACATCAACAAGGTTGTTACTGATGATGACACTTTGATCATCGCAGGTGATATTTGCTTTGGTAGCCATGACCAGACTACTGAGTTTCTGAAGCGCATGAATGGTTTCAAGAAACTGGTCTGGGGCAACCATGACAAGAAGTACCGCGATTCAACACCATTTCATTCACAGAAGAAGTTGATGGGTGTTGTATGGGAAGGCGATTACCTGGAATTCGATCACAAGTTCGAAGAAAAGAAGTACAAGATTGTGGTGAACCACTTTCCATTCCTGACTTGGGATCGTTCACATCATGGTTCTATCAACCTGCATGGGCATTGCCATTCTCATCACGATCATCGGAATCTGCAAGGGATGAATGTCCGGCAGCTCGATGTGGGTCTTGATGGTAACTTCATGAAAGTCCATGATATGGATGACATCTGTTCCGAAATGAGTCGCCGAGAAATCCAAAGGCATGGCCACCATGACGGAACCAAAGACTAATATCTTGGGCTGGGTAGATCTAGATAAAGTTGTGATAACTTGGCCAGATCTACCTAGTTCTGAGTTTCTTCATGAAGACTATGCAAAAGACGAGGATGATTTTCGAGAAGCAATGCTTTTATTGCTTTCTGTGATATAATACATCCATTGACAACACAATCAGGACTAAATCATGGAACACATTTCTTTCCCCTCTATCAATCAATTCCGTCAGATCGTCAAGAACATTCGTTCTAGTGCCGACTATCATGGCGTCCCTTACCCAAAGGTGAAGTACGAAGTCAGTGTCAAGATCCACGGCAGTAATGCTGGCATCTGCCGACCAGTAAATGGTGGTGTTGATGACATTTACTTCCAGTCTCGTGAACGAATTCTGACCATCGAGTCTGACAACGCCGGATTCTGTTTCTTCGGGCAGGGTTACAAGAACCTTTTTAACACCTACATTGACAAGATTGTCAAAGAAACTGGTGCTACTTCTGGAACAGTTCAGATCTTTGGCGAATGGTTTGGAGGCAATATCCAGAAGGGTGTTGGTGTCAACGGTCTGGACAAGATGCTCTGTATCTTTGGAGTACGCATCTCTGATAATGCAGAATCTCGTGAATGGGAATCTAAGGACTTGATTAAGAAAGTCTTCGGAACTAATACATCAAAGATCGACAGAATCTACACCAAGTACGATTTCCCACACTGGGAAGTGGAAGTGGACTTTGATCGGCCAGAGCTGAGTCAGAACCGATTCGTCGAACTGTGTAATATGGTAGAGAAGGACTGCCCAGTGGCTCGATTCTTCAAACCTGATGCTACAGAAGAACTGGTCGGTGAAGGTGTTGTCATCGTGCCGATTGTTGATGCCGATACTCCCGACTTTGTGAAAGGCAACACGGCAAAGATCAAGGGCGAAAAGCACAGCGTGTCTAAGGTCAAGACCACAGCTATGCTGGATCCTGAGAAGATGACATCTCAGGCTGAGTTCGTCGATAAGACTCTGACTGAAAATCGTCTGAATCAAGGACTTGAGAAGATGAAGGAACTCGGCCACCCCATTGACATGACTTCCACAGGTCATTTCATCAAGTGGGTCATGGGAGATATCTTTCGCGAAGAAGCAGACACTATGGTTGCTTCTCTGATCGAGCCAAAAGATGTCAATGGCATCATTGCAACTCGCGCAAAGAAATTCTGGATTGAACAAGTAAATGTTAACTGATCAAGAGATCAAAGATATTCGAAAGAGTATCACCGATCCGCACTTCAAATTTTGGGACTATGTAAAATTTGCTCGAGAAGTTATTCGAGCACATGAGGAAAAGAAATGCAAAATCGACAACCAATCTTGTATCTCGTCCGAGGACTGCCTGGCTCCGGGAAGTCTTCCTTTGTAAAGTACCAACTTCATGCGCTAGTCAACCATTACGAGGCTGACATGTTCTTTATGAAGGATGGAGTGTATCAGTTTGACGCATCGAAACTTGGGGCTGCTCATGTTTGGTGTCAGACTCAAACTCGAGGTTCGCTTGAACAAGGTTTTGACACTTGGGTATCCAATACCTTTACCACCACCAAAGAACTGAAGCCATACTTCGAGATCGCCAAGGAAACCGACTCTGCTGTTGTCTGTATGACAATGCATGGGAATTTCAAGAGTGTGCATGGTGTGCCAGAAGAAGCAATGGATCGCATGCGAGATCGTTTTACCCATGACATCTCTCATCTTTACCAGATCTTAAATACCTGATTAGGAGTAATCATGCCAGGTGTAGTACGAATTGGTGACAAGGATACAGATCTTCCACCAGATTCAATGCAAGAATAGAGTCAGAATGTGTTTGTAAATTAGAAGGGTGTCTGTAGACTTGGAGACAAAGACTCAGATTTTCCTCCTAATGCTACAGTACAAGGTTCACCCAATGTTTTTGTGAACGACAAAGCAATAACACGGATAGGTGACCGTGATGATGACTTCCCTCCTGACACTAAGTCCGAGGGAAGTCAGAACGTTTTTGCTAATGGAGAATAATGATGATCACATATGAAATAAATTAGCATGATGCAGATTTTGCTCAGAGTAAAGAATATCTAGACGGTTTGCTCAGGGACAAAGTTCAACTAGGTGAACAGTATTGTTCAGTCACAGAAACCCATGAACATGATATGACGATGTGCTCATACCGTGTGTCATACAAATATACTTTCAGCTCATGAGCCTAATTTCATTCTCTACAAGTTCCACTGATCAGGACTACCAATAGAAAAAACTACAGTACATAGCAGATGTCAATTCTTCCAGAAAAGGCAATTATTCAGTTACAACTTACTATTCTGGTGGTGTCAAGAATCTTGAACAATTTACTGGAAACATCTACAAGTCTCCCATTGAACAAGATCAAAGTATCCCATGGCAATGCAGGTTAACGGCTGAGACTAATAGTGGGAATGTCGTCTCTGTCCAAGCAAACTCTGGAGACTTGCAACTGGATCTGAGATGCCCAGAACCAAACCTCATGTCTGTAATCGACTTTAATAGCAGATTTTTCATATCTGACCTGTTGATTACCAATAGCTAGTATCTCACCGGCCGCAATTTCTCGGTATATAATAGTACTGGTGATACATATACAGTCAACACTGACAGAAAGTTGTTTGTTGCTAGTTCAGTAGTACCTGCAAGCATGCAAAGATATCTTTCCGCATATCTTGGTCAGAGGTATGCAAAGACTCTTGGTTATACTTCAGTCCAGGAAAGTATGATCGTATTTACAGAGAAGGACAAGACTTACCAGAATGGTGCATCTGTGCTACTAGTTTACTGTGGTGGATCACCTAGGACAGTAATTTCGGATGAAAAGATCACAAAATGCAATGTCGGTTTCTTTTACAGACTAGAGTACTCTGAGTTTGAATCTAACCGAGTTAACTACACTTAAGGAATAGAATGGTAACAATTGAAGGAAAGGGTGGTATCAAAGCCACTATTATCAAAGACAGCATCAGTCAACAAGCCAATCGGTTCATCACTTACGAGCTGGAGTATCCACGATTTATTCTTGCAGAGGTGAATACTCACTGTATGTTGGAAAAGAATACAGCTTCTTCTAGGGCTATACCGGTCGAAACAATGTTAGCTCAGATTGCCGCTAATCCTGCTATGCCAGTGTCTTGGGGTGAAAACAACCCAGGTATGGTATCTCGCAAAGAGCTGGATGAATTCCGTACTACAATGGCAAAGTCTGTGTGGGTCGCAGCAATCCAGAATGCAATTTCATTCTCAAAAGTTCTTGGTGACAAATTCGGGATCAATGCTCACAAACAGATTAGCAATAGATTGACTGAAGTTGGGCAAATGTCAAAGACAGTCATCTCCGGAACAGAGTGGGAAAACTTCTTCTGGCTCCGTAATCACCCAGATGCTCAACCGGAATTTCAGGAATTGGCTCGTTGTATGTATGAAGCTAGAGAACAAAGTATCCCTACTATTCTGAAGCCAGGAGAATGGCATCTACCTTATGTTGACTTCAATGGTGGCAAATACTTCTCTGGAGATATCGAGGTACCATTGGAGACGGCAAAGAAGATCTCCGCATCTTGTTGCGCTCAGGTATCCTACCGCAAGTTGAATGACTCTATCGAACAGGCGGAGAAGGTTTTCAATATGTTGAACCTCGAGTCTGAAGACAAACCTGCTCATGCTTCTCCCATTTGTCACCAGGGGACACCAATGGATTTCTCTGCATACCCAGATGTCAACAATCAGACAATTCCTGCTACCTGGGAAAATGGTGTTACTCACATGCGCAGAGACTTCACCCTCTGGTCCGGCAAGTTGCAAGGTTGGATTCAATATCGTCAGACATTTAAGAATGAGGCAAAGTGGTGAGAAATAGGATCATTGATCTCATTCTCTTCTTAGGGGAGAAGGTAGATGGGTTCGACTATCTATTCCCTAAGTTGAAAGATATGTCTAATCTAGAGTTGTTGGAACTATACGTAGAAATGAGGATTGAAGAATATGAAGATACTAGAGAACACTGAGTTGCTTTCATTAGCTCTATATGGTGGAGTTGGAATTCTTTTAGTCTTCATTCTCATTGTCGCCATGGCTCATCTGCCATTTGGTGCAATCAGAGCACTGAATAAGACTCCAGTACCAGATCATATTAAGAAGATCGGCCGGAAACAATTCTTCCAATCTTCTCTGATGTCTTATCTGATACTGCCATTCGATCTACTGTCTCCGGCCATCGTGCCATTTCTTCTTTTTTTCACGAAAAAAGAAGATAATCAGCTCCGGTTTCTTAATGGGATCTGGGGCAACGATATGAGCATCAATGGTGATGTCAGAAAATTAGATGACTCTGGTCTATATGAATTTTCTACCGATCTCAATAATGCTCAAGAAATTGAAATGTGTTATTGGGCAAAAGGCCATCACCCCAGAAGTTTTTATGCAAGGTGGGTTTGGCTTGGTTCTAGGAATAGGGCTAGCATGCTGAATGTCAGATTCGGAAAAGAAGTCAGAACTGGGCAGGAGGCAGAGTATGAGTTCTGGTCATCTAATGGGACACCTTGGATCCAAGCATCAGATAAGTGGGAATGGATCGTCAGGAAGGTTCTTGATAAAGAAGGAATTCCAGTAGTCTCTATCATGTCTCTTGAACCAGTAGGAGGTTTCTATGTCCGTAGATACTTTGGGCATAAGATTCCAGTAGCATATAAAGAATGGAACAAGGCGATGATTGCTATTGTCGGTTGGTCTATCAGAAAGAGGAAGAAATGAAAATTGAATGTAAAATTCAAGTCACTGTTGGTGGCTTTACAATCATGATGACTTTGGATGAAGTCAAAGAACTTCGTGACAAATTGAATGAACTTTGTCACGGAGATATAAAACAAGTAAACCCATTCATTCAATACGGCCCAGGCCAACGAGGTGGATTTACTAATGTGGTGGGTAAGGTGTGTGATTCCCTTGCAAGAGGTGTACCTCAATGGACGAATGACCCAGACATTACAATGAGACAAGGAGAGTGAGATGAAAGACCAGCATACAAAAATTTCCGGCTATCGTGAGTTGAGCCAAGAAGAAATTGATCTGATGAATCGAATCAAAGCATTCGGTCCGGATCTAGAAAAACTCTGTGAAGATCTGTTCGAGTATCACGAGAATCAACTAGCACAAGCGGAGATGAATAGAGATCTTGGCATAGAGTACAAACGGATCATGGATGCTTCTCCCACTTGGTGGCGAAATGAAGGCCGAATGCATCTCCAACAAGGTCTGATGTTCTTGACTCGATCCGTAGCACAACCAACCTTCTTCTAAAAATAAAGCTCCCAAAGTGGAGCTTTTATTGTTTCTAGTGTTATAATACATTCATGAAACAAAAATTCATTCTCATCTCTCCAAAACGTGCCAATCAAATGGTTTTCAATGTCTTGGCATGTGCAGAGTTGTACAAGACAATTTACAGTGGTTCTATCTACGAGATCGTAGAAGATGAATTGATCGCAGTTGTTTAAACATCACAGAAATTATCATGCAAAAAGTAATCAAGATTGACCATTCTGAATTTCTGTTGAAATTTAACACATCTACATGTGAAAAATGTCATTTCAATAATTCAAGCTGCCCACGGAATACGGATGGTGATTTGCTTTGCAATGGCCCTCACACTCATAACGCGTATTTTGTCCCAGCACCATCTACACCTCTTGTTGAAGTCTTCAAGCAAGCAGCAGGTATCATCACAGAAAAGACATACACTAAAGAAAAGATTATCGCTGCTTATACTGACTGGACTGGCACCTTCAATTCTGACGCTAAAGCCTTTGCAGACCATCTTGAAAAGTTTTCAGACCCTGAATACAAAGAATTCCTGCGTCTCAAAGAAAAATTCACATACTGAAAGTAAATCATGAACCAAATGACTGACCAAGAATTGGTAGAACTTCAGCAACGAAATGAAGTTCGGCTCGCTGAAGCTAAAGAAAAATTGGGTGCAAAATATCTCCTGCACCCATCCAATCAAATCACTAAACGCAAGTTCAAGCAAACATTGAAGCGATCAAAGGCACTTCAACTGAATTGTCGCTGAGTTGAGAAGTTTCACTGCTTTTATTCTTTTCTGTGATATAATAACCCCATACAAACAAACACGGTGATCAAAATGGAATACACAGTAATCAAACATGACTCAATTGAAGCTTTGATTGAAGTTGTGAATGAATATATCCAAGACGGGTGGAAACCTCTTGGTGGTGTTGCAATCTCTACATCCGTGGGTTCTGGTTCATATAGCCAATCAGAATATGCTCAAGCTATGACTAAGGTTTAATCATGTTTCAAATTTATCGCAAAACTTTTGATGGATATGAATTTTATGATCAATTTCTTGATGGCGAATCTTTCGCTCTTGAAGTAGATGCAATGTGTCGCTGTGATGAACTTGATGAATTCTGGAATTTCCCTGGCGAATATCATTTTGTGAAAGAAGTTTAAATCATGATCTCTCAAATTGTTGCTACCCTCAAAGAACACAATCTCACAAATGACAAGAAACGCATCTTGAAACAGCATGAGTCCAATAAGACTCTGCAACTCTTGTTTAAGATGACGTACCACCCGCGGTACAACTACTGGATTCGCGCCAGTGATATGGACATCAACCCGCTGGGCGATGATCTGATCACACTTGAATTGCTGGAAGATATTCTGGCAAAGCTGAATGGCCGCGTGGTCACAGGCAATGCTGCTCGAGCATATCTGCAAAACGTGATCAATTCCCTGCACCCATCTGAGGCAGGTATCATCGTTCGCATGATCAACCGTGACATGGACTGCAAGGTCTCCACCTCTCTGGTGAATGATCTGTGGCATGGTACTATCCAGGAATTCCCTGTGATGCTGGCAGACAAGTTCAATATGAAGACTGCAAAGCCATTCTACGCAGCAGAGCCAAAAGACACCACAGATACCTCTAACCCAAAATTAGTTGTCCAGCTTAAGGCCGATGGTGGTCGGTTGGAATATGTAGCCGGCGATGCAGGTTACTCTCGCAATGGTTCTAAGACTCAGACCCACGATCACTTCGACTTCATCAATGCACACTTTGCCGGTTACGTTGTTGATGGTGAAGTGATTGCAATTGATCCTGCCACGGGCAAAGTACAACCGCGCAAAGTATCCAACGGTCTGTATACAAAAGCAGTGCGTGGAACTCTTTCCAAAGAGGAAGCAGCTCAATTGCACTACATCGTGTGGGACATGATTCCAGCAGATGAATTTTGGGCTGGACAAGGCACGGAGACATACAAGGTCCGACTGAAGAAATTGCAAGAGAAGATTAATTCTCTCCCAGCGAATGTCAAGTCTCGAATGAGTCTTATTCCAACAAAAATCATCAACTTTGTCCATGAAGCTCAAACCTTCTATGGTGAAATGTTGGGTGCCGGGGAAGAAGGTGCAATGCTCAAGTTGTTGGACTCCAAGTGGTGCGATGAACGCTCAAAGGATGTTCTGAAACTGAAGGAAGAGAAGGAAGCTACTCTGCGATGTGTTGGTGTTATCCCTCACGCCAAGAAACCTGGGCAGATTGGTTCATTGGAACTTGCTACAGAATGCGGTCTGCTTACTACATCTTGCGGTTCAGGTCTGACGGATGATGACCGAAAGAAAGACCCAAGTGAGTACATCGGTCAACTAATCGACATCAAGTTCAATGCTCTGATTCAGTCCAAGCACCGTGACACATGGTCTATGTTCCTGCCAATCTTCAAGAACATCCGCTACGATGTGACTGGAGCCGATACTCTTGCAAAACTGAAATGACTTTTATTCAGTCACATGGTATAATACATTCATCAACAATACTTCATTAAGGTTATTATGCAAGTAGATTTCGAATCAGCAATCATCACTTTGTCGCTCGAAGATGTCCGCCAGATTTTCAAGATGCAATTTGGTAATACTCAACTAGGTGAATTTGAAGTTGTCTTGGAGACTGCAAAGTCTAACGTGAAAGCAGTTGCGGAAAAGTCTGAAGAACTGTGGTATCCAGATGACTCCGGTGATTGGGTCGAGGTTACAGACAAAGAAGGCATGAAGAAATTCAAGAATAAAGACTTGGTGAAGTGGCTTCTATCACGTGAGCGAGAAAATAGAAATTACACGGAAGGTGCACCGATGAGATTCGAAGAACTGAAATCTGTTATGGAATCTGGAAACATTTACGCCAAGCCGGTGGCACTGAAATTGGCGCGATAATGGCAAATCTGGATCATGTTCATATGCGTACTGCTATGTTGTACGCAGAGAATTCAAAAGCTGTTCGCAAGAAAGTCGGCGCAGTGATCGTAACTGCTAGTGGCGTGATTCTTCCTGGTTACAACGGCACCCCGATGAACACTCCAAACGATTGCGAGAAAAAGGTTTGGGTACCGAATGAAGGTCCTTGGGGCGACAATGGCGAATATCAACTCATCACCAAACCAGAAGTAATTCATGCTGAACTGAATTGTGTCCTGAAAGCTGCACGTGAGGGTGTTTCTATCCTTTGTTAGACTGTCTATGTGACATTGAGTCCTTGTGTGTCATGTGCTGCTATGCTGATCCAATCCGGAGTCTACAGAGTCGTATATGATGAGGAATATCGTGACCACTCTGGGATAGAGTATCTCTCAAAACATGGAATCTTAGTAGAAAGGTATACAAGCAATGGATGAATTTTCAGCGATTCTAATAGTTGTTATTTTGGTGGGTTTTATCTCATTTGTCTTAGGAAGATCTGTCGAATCAAATCACATCAAAGATAAATGTATGATTGAACTGCAAGACAAGCCACACAAAGAAGCAACCACTATTTGTAATGAAAGAGTAAAATGACTATCAACATCACAGCAACCGAACTCGCAACAACTCTCAGCAAGAACATTATGAAAATTGAATTTGAAAAATTGGATGGTGCTATCCGTCAGATGATTGCAACTCGCAATCTGGAAGTAATTCCTACTGAGAATCACCCTAAGGGGTCAAATGAGGTTTATAATGAGATTACCGATGAGACACCGGCGGTAAAGGTGTTTGATATGCAGGTATGTGGCTGGCGGTCTATTCGTCCAGCAAGTGTGAAATCAATGGAAATTTTTGGAGGTTAATATGGCAAAAGTGTGCGAAGTTTCTACAGTGAATGTAGTATTGAATGAAGATGAAGCAAAGTTGGTTGTTGCACTCTTGAATCACGTCGGACTTGGAGACGAAGGTTGGAAAGAGGTTGCATCTGAACTGGCTATCTCACTTGATGGTATTTTCTGTGAGTGTGATCTACCTGAAGTCAGCTTCACATTTGAGGACCGCATGGGGAACGAGATCGAAATGGGCGGAATTTTTACTACTATTGAAGTGAATGAAGGAGAAGAATAATGAGTTTGTCTGAACACGCAAAGAAAGCAATTAAGGATCTGGTTGGAGAAGTTTCTGGTGCAATGACTCGCATGGAAGGTGAGCGTGACTTTGTACGTGAAGCCATCAAAGCAGTAGCAGATGAACATGAGCTGGACAAGAAAATCCTTCGCAAGATGTGCAAGACTTATCATGCACAACGTTTCCACACAGAGAAACAGGACAACGAACAGTTTGAGAATACTTACGCAGAGGTATTCGAGATCAAGGAAGATGAAAATGAACTAGACTAAAATTCTTGAACTTGTCAAGGTTACTGATCTTCGAGCACTGGCTGATTCTATGGAGAAGATTTCTTCTGTCTCATTCGGTCTGTTGGTAACTTCTCTGCGTTGGCATGCAGATCGGATTGAAGCAGGTGAGTTCAAAGAAGAATTCACAGAGTATATCTATCAATCCGCATCAACACTCTCGGATTGCTATAAAGAATGATCGGGTGCATCTTTGGTGCCTTCTGTTTCCTGATATTGGGATGGAAGGCACGTAAATTTTTTGAGGAACATATTAAGTGACACATTTCGTAGAAAAAGTAAAAGAGTTCAATGAACTAGCAGGAACAAAAGAAGAACTTGATGTCCGAAAAGCGGCAATGTATACAGGTTTGATTTTGGAGGAAGTCGCAGAACTTATTGAGTCTTATCAATAGCAAGAACTTGGTGATCTACAGAACACATTAGAATCGTATGCCAACGATTTCAAGAAAGGTCAAATGGATCACTTGGTGATCGGAATGAATCGTATTGAGGCGTTGGATGCAGCAGTAGATATTGCTGTGGTTGGTCTTGGCCAAGGTATCGCAGTTGGTGGTGATATCGTTGGTGCATGTGATGCCGTGGCCGAAAATAATCTTTCAAAATTTCCCGAGACGGTAACTTGGTCTTGGAAATTCCCATTCCGCCACAAGCAGAGAATTGTCTTGAAAGACGAGAATGGTAAGGTGAAAAAGCCACCAGGATTCAAGCCGGTAGTACTCAACTCATTCATCAAGTAATATAGCCCCTCTTCGGAGGGGTTTTTAGTTAGATCTTGCATTTCCACAGTTTTCTATTAAAAAGGTAAGGGATACCCCCTTAGACGTAAAAAACGATCAAAAAAGTGTATATAGATCAATCACTTAGCTGTGTGTTTTTACAGTTCTAAACAATTTTCTCTGGATTTCTATGTACCATGATTAAGGAAATTTATCAGTGATGCTGTACCGATTAAAAAATTTATGTGCTGGATTTCCCTTCACGGTGTTTACATACTTCCACGTCAATATACAATCATATTAGAAGGATAATCCAGTTGCCTCCCCCCGTTCGCTGTAATAGTATAAGGAAAGACCAATGAACCAAACTGACCGTAAGAACTTGATCCAAGAATCATTCAGACTCTCTAAGCGGAATGCAACATGTAGAATTTGTGGCACAATCACCGCGCCAGGTAACGAGATGCTAGCATTCAGGCCGCATGGGTCTCAGGATAGTCAGGCAAATATTTGCATTTGGTGTGTAGAGACCCTAGCTGAAATAGTTCATGAAAAGAAGGACTTAAATTCAGCACCGTGATATAATACATCCATGGTACAACGAGTGCCAAATCAACATAGGATTATCATGGATAAATCTTCTTATTTTCTCGCTCTTTTTAATGCAACTACTGCCGGCATTCTTTATGCGATTGACTCTAGAGGCTGGGTGCTCCAAGTTTTGATTATGATTTTGGTCATGGTTGATTCTATCGTCAAAGCCATCAAAGAAGCAAAATGATCAAAATTGAAGATATCACATCTGATGATTACAAGTACATCAAACTTGTAACGAAACTCATCACACCCAATGATAGATGCATATATGTTGCTGAGGTGGTTTATGATGACGGATGGGGTATGTCTCACGTCTTAAAGCGATCAATTTCTTCTGTTCTGGAAGAGGCAATTGAAGATGTGATCGCTGTATCTGGAATGGGATTCTTGAAGGATGTAAAATGAGTGAAACTATTGAATATCCAGAAACTGCAATCAAGATTGTACAGCAAGGCGCACCTGTTATCAACTCTGCTTGGGTTGTATACAAGACTGACCAGGTGATTTTGATCGAAGTGGATCTTACGTCAAAATACTGTGAAGTGGGTGCTTCATGTGGCAATGGTGTATTCATTGATCCTACAGAACACAGTCTCTATCTTGATACGTTCTCAGATAGAGAAGCATTTACTTGGGTAGAGTTTCCAGAAGCAAAAGGTTATTCTTTCTTTGGATCTTCCAGTGGTCGGTATACAGTTCAATTGACTTTCTTTAAGAGAGAAGTATGATCAAATTTGAATTCACTCTTTCTGATATTGATGCTTCGAATCTTATCGACATCATTCATTCTGCTAAATGCAAAGCACTCAGTGATGCAACACAGTTTATCAAGTCTAGTATGACTCGCGTGGATCAGGCAAACCTGGACTGGTATAATGGTCATGCCGATTATCTGGAAGGGCTTAAGCAGAAAGTACTTGATGGAAATAGGAGAGTAGAATGAGTTACAATCCACCAGAACTCAAGCATGAGATGCAGGATACTTTGTTCTGCATCGGCATCCCTTTCACATACAATTCAGAAAAGACTGCTAAGGGATTGGTACGCACTTTCCATCTTACTGATGTTGATCTTTACATTGACATCTACAGCCCGAACTTTATCCGTGTGGAACGAGACCGGTTCAAGAGCATGTACGATGTGAAGTGCTTTCTTCTCAACAAATTTCGGCATATGATATGACATTATTTGAGGAGTCAAAATGAACGATATCAACGCAATCCGTGAACAAGCGGAGAATGGCTACCCAGTAGAGGATTGTGTCATTCCCCTATGTGATGAGATTGAGCAACTACGGGAGGATGCGTCGAGATATCAGTGGCTGAAAAAGATGTTCGGCTGGCACATCTTGCGTGACTATCTTATAGACTATAAGTCCACTGACAATCTTGACACGGTGATTGATGCCGCTATGGGACACGGCAAATGAACGAGCGTATTAAAGAACTAATGTTAGAGGCAGGATATGTTGCCCCAGAACTTGCACCTCGCGCACAGAAACTGATAGATCTTGTTCTCTCAGACTGTATTGAGATTTGTCGGCAGACATATAGAGATCATGATGTTAATCTGTCATCAGAGGCATGTACTCATCTACAAGATCAATTTCGGAGTATGTTAAATGAACAGACCTGACCCAAGATTCGAGAAGTGGTAATCCGAAGAATTTAGTCATGACATTTTTGATGTCGCTGAAATGTGGGATAACTATCACAAGACGTATTTGAGTTCTAGGTACAACATCGAGTTGTGTTGGATGGCTTGGTGTGCCAGTCGATATTTTCGTTGAGACCTGAGCTTTTATTCAGTTCTGTGGTATAATACATTCATCAACACGAACAAGGTAATCAAAATGACTACAGTTGCACAAATGATCGAATGGATGAAAACTCTCCCACAAGATGCAATCGTAAAATGCAAGGAAGAAGTATCAGGTTCATACGAACGATACACAGTCGATTCTGATGTTGATATTGAATCTTGTATTGTGAATTCTTACACTTCTGAAGAAGATCGGATCAAATATCCGACTCATGCCGGTAAAGTTTACGTTTACATCGAAGCATCATGAATGATTTCCTCAAGTGGTCAGCGACTACAGTAACAATTCTTGGTGCAGTTCTCACTTCTCTGAACATCTATCCACTGAATGTTATTGCCTTCAATCTTGGTTCTATTCTCTGGTTGATCTTTGCAGTGCGGATCAAAGAGAATTCACTAGTCGTTGTTAATTCTGGTCTACTCCTCGTTTATTTGTTCGGCATCTTGAAAGCAATCTAACATGGCTAACTCTATGACTAATGATGATCTGCAACTTGCCGTGTGGGAATTGTACAAAGATGTACATGGTGTTCGGCCGCGGCACCTTACTCAAGAAGAATGGGACGATCGTTCTTTCTTGACGGGCATGTACGATGAACTTGTTTCGTTGGCCGAAGAAAAAGAGTTCGACTTTTATTGAAACTTGTGTTATAATACACACATCGGCAATATTTCTCATTCAAGGAACTTTATTATGACTACCAATGTGACCAATCTCTCCCAAGCAGCTGCTTCTTTCCTCTCCGCCTTTGATGGTGTTGTTGATGAATTTTGCACCAAAGGTACTAAAGTGAACATGGAGCAAATGATTTCTCAGTCGCGTCTCCGTGGTGCTGACTTGATTTCTATCCAAACAAAACTGCAACGCAAAGTGGATGAATTGGAATTGGTTGTTATTGATGCAGATGAACAGCTGATTGAAGGTTATTCAAATCTGACAAAAGCACAACAGCGTGAAATGTTGACAATGTATCATGCAATCATGGAGAAAGTTCCAACCAAGAATCGTAAAGCTCGTGGTTCTAAGGATGGTGTGATTCGTGTTAAAGATGTTGAAGTAAAAGTAACCGAATCTTTTACTACAGTATTTGCTATCTGTGATAAGTATAAAGCTGTTCGTGTGTTCAATGGCAACGTAAAAGTTACCGGCAACAAAGTTCAAGCCGATGAAATCTATCAAGTACGCATGTCAAAGAATGATGATCTGTTGTCATTGAAGGACATGTCAAAGTCTGAAGTCATGTCCTTCATCGGCTCTGGTAATAAAACTGATCGCACACCGACGACACTGTCTGGTGACACCATCGACTTCGTTTTGAAATTCTAATTAATTTTAAGGAACTGTCTTGATTATTGTAGACTACTCTCAAGTGCTGTTGGCAAGTGTTTTTGTTTTTGCCGATGATTTCAAAAAGGGCGCAGATCCGGAGAAGATGAAAGGTATTCTGCGTCATACTCTACTATCTTCTCTTTTGGTTTATAAACGCGAGTACGGCAAAAAGTATGGTGAAATTGTCATCGCTTGTGACGGCCGAGAGTACTGGCGCAAAAAGTACTTCCCTGCTTATAAGGCTTCTCGCAAAAAAGGCCGCGAGGAATCTGAACTTGATTGGAATGCAATCTTTACTCACCTGGCGGACATGCGTCAAGAGTTGATTGACTATTTTCCGTGGAAGGTAATTTTGATCCCTGCTGCCGAGGGAGACGATATTATGTCTGTGCTGACAGACTACTGTTTGGAAAATAACACTACACAGGACGGTCTGTTTGAAGATGTCGAGCCAGTGTTGTTGATTTCTTCTGATGGTGACATGAAACAGAAGCAAGGGAAACATGTTCGCCAGTGGTCTCCCATGCAGAAAAAGTTTGTTGCTCCACCAGAAAAAGACTTCTTGATTGATAAGATCATTCGCGGCGATCAGGGGGATGCCGTGCCGTCTGTCCTGTGCCCAGATGATTGGTTTACTAATCCAGAATTTGATGGTGTCCGTGCAAAGCCAGTGACTAAGAAGGTTCTAGAACGATTTAAAGCTGGTGTAGGACTGTCGAAGGAAGAGTCCGATAGGTATATCCGCAACAAGACTTTGGTCGATCTTAGCTGTATCCCAGAAGATGTCAAGGCTGATATCATTTCGGCATATGAAAATGCCAAGCCAGTTAAGGATCTGAATGGTGTTATGAACTTCTTGATGTCAGTTCGTGCAAAACAATTGTTGGAACGCGTGCAGGAGTTCAAGGTATGAATCGTCAAATTCGAGAAGACATAGAGGTTAATCTAGACATGGAGTGGGCACTTCATTATCCAGATGATAATGAATATCACGAGAAGCCATTCAGCTATGAAATCGAGGCTACTGAATTCAAGATCTATGATCGTTCTACTGGGGATGTAGCAGCAGTGTTGACTCTTGTTGATGAACACTCTTGGAAAGTTGATATTAAATTAATTCAGGACTCTTGGTCATTTCAAGATCTTTCTGTGGCCATCATGAAGGCTATGGACAACTACAAGGTAACATAATATGGATACACTAGGTTTTATTCTTAACGAGATCAATGCTGATATCAGCAAGATCCAACAACACGCTGGAAACAACTACTTCCGCAAATTTATGGAGACTGCTTATCTGAAGTCCCATCGCTTGCCTCTTCCAGAAGGTCCTGCTCCCTACACACCAAACAACATTGAGTCGGAGATTCAAACGAAGGGTGTTGTTTGGCAATTCTTGAAGAAGTTGGACACCCTTCGTCGGCCGGATCTGCACAATCTGAAGCGTGAAGTGATGTTCATTGACGCACTAGAGAATGTGACGAAGAAGGAAGCAGAGATTTTCCTTCACATGAAAGATCAGACTCTGCCTTCAATCTACCCGAACATCACACTTGGTGCTTTGATTGATGTAGGGTATTTTCCACGGGAGTCAGCATGAAATATGCGAGGGACTACAGTCTGCTACAGAATCTCAAGTGGGCTCTGTCAGACTACAAGAGGTCAGTAGTAAATTTTGGTCACCGTCTAGCATATCGCTACAACGGTGGATACAAATGCGCAGAATGTGGAGTTCTTGTTCCTATCAAATTCAACACCATCGAAACTAAAGTTGGTGACAAAGGCATGTTGATTTCCAATCATTCATCTGAGTTGTATTGCGCGCATTGTCTTGCAGAAAAGGTTGATCATTTCTTTCGATATGCAGATCTGGATGATATGCCATGTGATTGGATTGATGACAAGAAGATGACAATTGGCATCATCGGCAAGTGGTTTGGTACAGACCACAACATGAAGCTTGCAGAGAGTCTAGATCTAGACATGAGATTTGGCAGTAATTATTGGAATGGCCATCATGCTAGCAGAGAAGCTTTGACACACGGTCTGATGAGCCCTGATTTGGAATACAAGACTGGTGTTATAGCGTATGACAAGAAACTCGGGACGCTTCACGTTGATCGTCACGGTATTAAGATCCCATGTAAATGAAAAGCACCTGAGGTTGGGAAGCTTCAATGTATTCCCACTGAAGATTATTGAGACTAATTATGGCTAATAAAAAACAATTTGATCTATATGACTCCATTGGGCAGGAAGTAAAAGTTGGAGACTGGGTTTCTTACCTAGAACCAAGTTCTCGTTCTTTGAGTATAGCACCAGTAGTAGGTGGCACTGAGAAGTCAGTGCGGGTACTCCGGCTGAATATCTATAAACACCTGGTGGTGATGTCATTAAAAGGTGGGAGTGAATTTCGCGCAGAAGATACATTGACTAGACCATTTGAGATCTGTATCAAGATAGCACCTCCTATTGAAAAAATCTGCACATACAAGAATAATTCTATGTTCTGTTATGGCGTGAATGCATCTGCTCTGGGGCAAACATTGCAGATGGCTATAGATGAAGCAAGAAGCACAAAATGTGTGTTTTATGGTACTTCTTCAAATAGTCGTTGGGGTCTTCTTACCGGGACTGAAATGGAAGAAATCCGTGATGCTGGAGTCTCAGAGGGATGGAACTGGCACCAAAAATTTATACTACCGTGACAGAGCTTTTATTTGAATGTATGGTATAATACACCCATAACGTCAGTATAACTCTACAATCAAATCTTACTTCTAATTTATCATGAGCATTCTTACTACCAAATTGCACCAAAATCTCACAGCATACTGTGATGTCCAAGAAAAAGGTGGAACACTGGACTGTTTTTACATGTCTTTTGGTAATCAGATGTACAAGAAGGAATTCATCGAAGGTTGCTTGAAGGAACTTGACATGATGGAAATCCGAGTAGAACTCGGTGATCGTATCTCTAACTTGGAAAAACTTGCATATGACCTGCTGAAGGTAGGTTCTCTCGCTGAACATAACAATATCTAAAATGGCAAAACGTATTCCAGATCCAAAACAGGTCTCAGAACTTTTCAATATTCTGAGTGAAGAAAATGCAGAGGTGATTCAAGTCATCTCTAAGATTAACCGGTTCGGGCTGTACTCTGCTCACCCAGAAAAACCAGATGTCACCAACCTTGCTCATCTAGAGGAAGAAATTGGTGATGCTCTTGCAATCATCGATATGTTGACCAATGCAGGGTACCTAACTAAAGAAGGTCTGGCTGCAGCTGCTCAACGCAAGAAAGACAAACTTCGTAAATGGTCCAACATTACTGTAGAGGATTTTGAATGAAAAAGAAATTTCGTATCTTGCTTGATATGGACGGCGTGCTGTGCCATTTTGCCGAACAATACAAGAAGATCAACGGTGTCTCTCCCAACGAAGTATATGTCCCCGGTCAACCAGCTACATGCTGGAATCGGTTCGTAGACCAACATGGCTTTGAAGACATCCCTGTACTGCCAGACGCCCTCAATCTTCTGACAGGCGTTCTTCGTACTGTGCAAAACTCAAACTTCACAATTGAGATCTGTACTTCTGCTGGTGGTAAGGCCAGGTACGATGATGTAAAGCCTCAGAAATTGCTTTGGTTAAAGAATCATGGGTTCGGTGATTTTGTTGCTCATATCACACAAAACGGCTACCGCAAGGCGGATGTGATTGATTTAGAAAAGTACAACGACATCCTGATTGACGATACACCAGTTGTCGTTGAGAACTTTATTAAGCACGGTGGATTCGCGATCCTTCATACTTCAGCTACAGACACCATCGAGAAATTGGAGACTCTTGTTCATGAACTATCTGGGGATTGATGCTAGAAATGTGGTAAAATATCAATGTATCCACTGTTTTGATATGGTTCCGGCAGAGGACTACAAAAGACATTCTTATCTTCATCACAAAGATACTCAACTTCCGGTACCAGATTCTCTTCAGGAATATATCGATAGATTCATTCCAGTTGGACTGGTTGGGGTAAATGACTTTGAACTCAAGACACCCACGACAAAATGAATATCTTCGTACTTGATTTAGATCACAAAAAATGTGCAGAATATCATGTTGATAAACATGTGGTAAAAATGCAACTTGAGCTTGCACAGCTATTATCTACAGCTCATCGTCTCTTGGATGGTGAGTTGTATCAAGGTTTCTCTCAGTCTGGTCGTAAAGCAAAAAGGTGGAAATTGAATGACGCAAATCGCGAAGCTACTCTGTATTCCGCAACACACATCAATCACCCAAGTGCAGTCTGGGTCAGGCAGTCAAAAGAAAACTATGAGTGGACGTACAATCTGTTGGCTGCTCTCTCCGAAGAATATACCTTCCGATATGGCAAAACTCACAAAATCTTCCGAACAGAACTTGGTCAGGTGTTGAGTAAAACACCTGATAGCATCAAAAGTATCGGACTTACTCAATTCGCACAGGCAATGCCAGACGAACATAGAAGAAAAGATGGTGTAGAAGCATACCGTGAGTACTATCGAAAGTCAAAAATTGCTCTGCACACCTGGAAGAAAAGATCGGTTCCAGATTGGTTATAAATTAGTCTATATTGAAAGGATTTGATTTATGCCAGTGTATGATAGAAAATGTGGAGCTTGTGATGAGTTGTATGAAGTGACATGCAAAATCTCAGAGAAGGGTGATAACCACATATGCCCTTATTGCGATAGCACAGAAGGTGAATGGATGATTTCAGCACCAAAATTATCTCTTGCGTCTTCTCTAGGCACGACCACAGACAAAAGATCAGGTTTTCATGAAGTAGTACAAAAGATTGCTAAAACCTACCCGATGTCAGAAGTAGCAAAGCGTACTTAATTTTACATTATGAAAAATGCCTAATTGGCAATGTGATGAATTTTTGTTATGATTACATGTTCAACTACCAAGGAAACAAATGGCAAGTAACAAAAGAATGTCAGCAGTTCAGCGTCGAGATGAAGTGATTGAAAACGATGCACATCTGCATGCACATCAACCCAAGGTCTAGAATGCACTGAAGATCAAGATCGATCATTTGAAGACTTTTACACCATTGACTGATAACCAGGGCAAGTTTTTCGAGATGTACAAGGGTGGTGGATATTTCACATTCCTTCTGGGATCTCCAGGTACAGGTAAATCTTTCTGTGCAATGTATAAAGCAGTGGAAGAAGTTCTTCAAAAGGATAACCCTTTCAAGGAAGTTGTAGTTGTTAGATCTACGGTGCAGGGCCGAGAGGTGGGTTTCTTGCCCGGTTCTCTAGAGGAGAAGATTGCACTGTTCGAGATGCCATATAAAGAAATCTGTGGTACATTGTTTGGTAGAGCTGATGCTTGGGAACGGCTTAAAGAACAAGGATTTGCTCGTTTCATTTCTACTACTGCTATTCGCGGTATCTCTGTTGACGATGCTATTATTATAGTAGACGAAGTACAGAACATGACTTGGCAGGAACTTTCGACTGTTCTGACTCGAGTAGGACATCGTTCCAAGATTATCTTCTGTGGCGACAAGTTTCAGAACGATCTGGTCAAATCAAAGAATGATGTATCCGGTCTTGGCCAATTCCTTGATGTAGCTCGTAGCATGAGTGCATTCCAGGAAGTTGTCTTCACACCAGATGACATCGTGCGCAGCAGCTTGGTCAAGTCTTTCATTATGGCTTGCGAAAAGAAGGGTCTAATGCCATCAAATTGATGTAAATAGAGGATTCAACGAAAGGATCCTCTAATGAGATTTACAGTAGACCAGTTCAGGGCTATATTCCCTGCAAATCAAAAGCCGGATCTTTGGATACCGGCTTTTGAAGTTTTACCAGACTTTGGTGTTCATAGTACAGAACAAGTGGCTGCATTTTGTTCTCAAGTTGGACACGAATCTCTTGACATGACTATTCTTGAAGAGAATCTGAACTATTCCGCTGAAGGTCTACTGAAAGTATTTCCAAAGTACTTCCGTGATGTCAGTGCCACAGATTATGCTAGGAAACCAGAGAAGATTGCAAATAGAGTCTATGCTAACAGGATGGGAAATGCAAACGAAGAACTTGGTGATGGGTGGAAATTCCGCGGGCGAGGCTTGATTATGCTTACAGGTTATGACAATTATTACGACTGCAGCCTAGATCTTTATGGGGATGCAACAATTTTAGTTGATGATCCAGATCTGGTAGCAAAAGATCCAATAGTTGCTATAAAGACTGCTCTTTGGTTCTGGAAGAAGAATGGTCTCCAGAATTTGGACGACATTGTTGCAATCTAGAAACGAGTTAATGGCGGCTCACATGGGATGGATGATAGAGTTACGCGCTATGAAAGAGCACTGAAAGTTTTGGCCGATTGAGAAGTTTCACTGCTTTTATTTGGTCTTGTGGTATAATACATACATCCATCAACAACATAAATGGAGTTTCTCATGTGGCCACAAATTACCCTGATCGTGCTTGCAGCAATGAGTTTTGCTACTCATTTGGCAAAGGCCGGTGAACCTACAAACAGAAATTATAGTCCCGGTTTGATGATTATTATTATTGCAATAGAATTCGGCCTGATGTATGCAGGCGGTTTCTTTGATGTGTTCTTGAAATAAATTATGACAACACCTGTTCTCAATACTGTTATCGCCAAGAATGCCACTCGGACTCTGACTGCAGTCAAAACCATTCTAAAGTCATATGGTAAAGCAAACATTTATATGAATGTTCTGTCTGAAACTTCTGTCGAAATTGTTGCAGATTTCCAACACATTGTTTCACCTGGCGACATACAGAATGTTTATATCGATATGAAATCTGCTATCAATTCCGCTGACAAGGAAGGTTACATTTCATCCATTGAGGTCGGTGAAGTCAGTGTTGGCGAAAATTTTGTTCAGGCAATTCTTTCAGGTCTTCGCCCAGGAATGCCAGTGGTCGCAGAAGCATTCTTTCCTACTATCTCTTACGAGGTAAAGTGGAAGAACATCATGAAACGCAAGTGATGCCATCCAAGTACAAATCGAAGACTAAACCTATGCAGAATTCTGTCGATCGGAATAATGTCCGGGATTACTTCAAGAACAAGCCCATCAAACCGCGGTGCACAAACTGTGGCAGAGAAGATTGTGTTACTGAAAGCAATTATTCAAAGTGCTACTGTGGTGGTACTTTTCAGAAATACGGAGTAAAATGATGAAGAAATTTGAAGTCGAGTATTATGAAGTCTATGAGTCTTATGACCGAGATTCAACATTGATCGCGCGATTCACTAACCTTGCCGATGCACAGAAATTGAAATCTACTTCTAACTATTACAATTGCAGTAGTACTCCAACAGAAAAATCCTTCTCAGTTTTTGAGTCATATCAAGAGTATGAAGATTTTAAGAAAGATGAGCCACGCCGTAAAGCACTGGCCAAGTTAACTTCAAAAGAACGACAGCTGTTAGGACTTGAATGACTGTTGTCAACCTCATCCAGGTACCTTCTATCGAGAGGATAGACTCTCCCAATGGGCGTAGGTATAGAACACCAGATGGTAACCTGTACCCATCTGTCTCAACGATTCTGAGTGCAGGGATGGATCACTCCTACATCGATGAATGGAAAGCAAAGGTGGGAGAAGAGGTTGCCAATGAGATCGGCCGCAAGGCCACAACTCGTGGCACTTTGCTCCATGAGAACATCGAGAATAGGATCATGGGTAGACCAGAGACCTTCAATATGTTCCACGTAGAGGAAAGGCAGATGTTCAAGTCCGCACTCCCTATTGTAGATGAACTTGAAGAAGTTATTGCTCTGGAAACCCAACTTTGGTCGGACAAACTCCGTGCTGCTGGAACCGTAGACTGCTGCGCTAGGTACAAAGGCAAGTTGAGACTGATCGACTGGAAGACTTCGGGTAGATACAAGTCCAGAGATGATATTCATTCTTACTTTTTGCAAACCGCTTGCTATGCTTACATGATTTATGAGCGAACTGGTATTGCAGTAGGAGACATTCTGATTGTCATGATGACGCAGGATGACGGACTGCTTCTGTTCGAAGAGAAGGCCTCGGATTGGCTACCTAAGTTTATTGAAATGAGAAATGGGTTGGACATATGAAGACAGTAAAAGAACAATTTAAAGATCCAGAATGTGAGAAAAAGAAATGACAGAACAAGAATTTGTTGCACATGTAATGACTAAAGTTGCTGAGCAAGCTATCCCAGATTCCTTGGCTGACCCATGGGACCAAGAACACACTGGTGATCAATATTCTTCTATCGCACATGACATCAGAAGAATCATAGAACTAACCATCGAAGAATATAAGAAAAGTCATGAATGAGCATGAACTCATTAAAGAATATCTAACCGCAGGGTATGATTTACCATTCTGTCGGCAAACTTGAGACTTTTATTCAGTTCTGTGGTATAATACACCCATGAACAAACAATCACTCGGGTTTATCTTTGGTTTCAAGAAAACCACTCAAGAAGGCAACAGTTTCGTTGTCAAATTCACACAAGGTACTTCTAAGAAGTTTCCAAAAGAACATCAGAAAGAACGTGACTTCTGGTCACAAGAAATCTTCATCGGTGATAAATCGGATCTGTTTTATGATCCAGATTTGTACATCAAAGGGTTTGAAGCAGAGTTTGCAAATTGGGACGATTCTTCTTTGTTCGAATGTTTGGAAGAACGTAAATCCTTCTACAAAGTAGTTCCTACTTTTGACCAATATAAAGTTCTGCATGCATTTTCGCAAGCTTCTCTTCATATGTGGATGTATCAGACATGGGAATCTAAAGATGCCAAAGAGGAAACCTTCATGAAAGTAGCAGGTCGTCTGTGCAACTTCGCTATGATGGAAGATCATGAGTCTGCATGTGCGGCGGCTTATGACAAAAGTATTGCTGATTTTGCAGCAGAGTTCAACAAATAATCAATTCTGTGGTATAATACATCCATACTAACCAAACAGAGAGTCAAAATGCTAGTTCGTATGACTGTTCCCTGCTGTGATTTTACAAATGAGCAATTCCCATGTGGTGTCGAAGGTGGCGGCTATATCGATCGTGGTGCAACAGGTCGCTGGTGTGTCGTGATGTATGCCGGGCCGCAGCAGGTAGCAAAACATGTTACAGCCGGCGGTGTCGTTCTCTCCGAAGAAGAAGCCTATGCTTATGTGGCTTCTCAGGGTAATGGCGACTACGCCGATTTCTGAAAGGCTATGAAATGAAACAGAACCCTCTTACTCAGAGTAGAAAGATTTGCGAGACATACCTTTCTGTGAAGGGTGAGAAATTTGTTCGCAATTCTAGAACAGGTTACTTCAATCATCCGCAGTTGGACGTGGATCAATCTGTGATGTCTTGGTTGCACGATCAAGGCTGGATAGAAGTTCAATATATGAACCCACCAAAAACATTTTGTAACATTTACACAGTAATCTGAAAAGAAAATTATGAAACAAAAAGGATTTACTCTCATTGAAATGATGATCGTTGTTGTGATCATCGGTATTTTCGTTCTGCTTGTAGCAGGTGTGAATTCAGATAGATCAAACTCTTATAGCTATGGTGTCAACGGCCTAACGGAGACTCGTTGCATCAATGGCATGCAATTTGTGGTTGGGCAGTCTGGTTCAGTTCAACAGATTCTTGGTCCTAACGGTGGGGGTATCCCATGTCAGTGAAACAGCCAGTAAAAGTAAGTACCGGTCTCAAAGATGCCTGGGGACAAGAAATCTTCTTGGGTGATCTTGTTGTAGAATGCGCTACTGGCGGCTGGGTCAGAGACACACCTTATGTTGTAACTAGAGTCGGCTCAGCTGAGAACATCCAGAAGAACGGTTGTTCGTATTCCAAGCCAGAAAATCATGTTGTTGTTACTGCACAGTATGTTGCTTACAAAGGTCAGGCAGAACATGAGAAACTTCTGGACATACACCCAATTCAACTTGAAGCAGTAAAGAAGAAAAATCCGCCAGTTCTGTGTGCCGTGGCTGCACAGTCATATCTGATGAAAAATGATCAGCGGAAGTTCTTCGTTCTTCGTTGGGAAGATAGTGAAGATGGTAGGAAAGAATATGCCAAAACTATTAACACTATAGGTGGTGGCTATTTTTCCTTTCTCAATTTGCCATCTGCTTATGGTGAAAGAGGAACAAAGTTTCGTCCTTATGCAAAAGGTATTTCAACTAAAAAGTTGATGGAGTTGGGACAAGCATTGGGAATTGACTTCTCTTTGTGGTATAATATGGAGATCACTGATCCACAAGTAATTTCTATTCTTACCAAGTACGTATGACAATCGAATTTTATCCATTAGCAGTCTTGTATACACGAGATTTACGCCCCATCACAGTGCTGAAAATGACAGAATTCATGCATAATAGGTTTTTGGCATATGGGATGGTTCGTTTAGCAATATACCCAGAAATAAAGAACTATTGGGAGCACGAGAATATCAACAAGATGACATACCAAACAATTGATATACAGAGTGAAATTTTTGTTTATAGAACGACAAAAAGTCTTATGCTCTTTGTCGATGAAGAATGTGCTCTATTACTTCAGTCTGAGATGCTGCCCGGGCAGATAGAACAGTCAAAAAGAGACAACAAATCGGCTTACAAATCTGGCTTTGCTAAAGGTTTTCTAAAAGCATGGGAAGATGCAAATGGCAAAAATTAAGAAACAAGCGCCGGCTATGTACGCACCACGTGAGATTAAACAGGAGTTCACAAAGTTTGCTCGGCGTGGGTCTGTGCTCAAGACTAAGATCCAGCCAACCGTAAATACAACTACAATCCGCGAAGACGGTCTTACTTTCAAGACTCTACCTTCACTTTCGACTAAGGGTGGATCTACTGCTAAGAAAGCAGATCAGGTCTACACTGGAGATTCTCTTCTTGGGATCTCTATCGTTCACAAGTCAGGCCTCCAGCCAGTTTTCTCAAATGAATATGCTACAGAATTAGCTACTATGCGTCGCTAACTTCTTCATTTGCTGGTTAGTTAGATATAAATCCCTGTTTTTATAGAATTCCTCTGTCTATATTCGACAGTTCACACCAGTCTCCTTATTATGAACTGTCAATGTACCTTTTATAGAGACAGAAATTTTTAATCTTGTATCTTTCTATATGGAATACAGGCTTTTATATAATTTTGAATCTTTGTAAGAAGAATGATATTCTTCAGTAGTTACCTTTAATACCGTACCGGTTTCTATATTTTGTATTAAAGTTGTGCCTTTTCGTGCTTCACTCATTCTCTTTCGTGTAGAATTCTACAATTTTGCATCTTTGTTCACACTTTTGAATTTGGAGCCTTTATATGTATCGAATTCAATTTTGTCTATACTTTTTGTGGCATTTGTTTCTAAATCAATCACTACGACCTTCCCGGTTCTATGATGCACAAATTTTGATTTATCATTGATATATTCTTCTAACGGGATGCGTTTATTCTCTCCCTATTCTTTCACTAAAACAGTGACAGTACCCTTAGAAGGATGATAAAAATTATCGTCTTCTTTAAATTTCTCTGTTGAGATATATTCACATATGCCGGTCAAACGGTTAACTGCATATACAAATCCAGCTGACTAGAATTTTTTAGAAGAATTTTTTCTATTATAAAAACTCGTGTGTTTGGCTACATCAAACATCCCATGCAATAATTCTTCGTGTTCTAATGCTTCAGTTTTATTCTTAAAACACTTTAATATTTTAAATTTGAATCTTGAGTGTAAAGTATTATCGGATATGGAAATATTGATCTCTTTTTTCAAATACTCTGACTACTAAAAATAAGTAGTACCAAGTACAATATAAGGTGATTTCAAAGAAATCTTATAACCATAATAGTGCATTTTCGTTTTAAGATCACTAATTCTATATGTAAAATAGAATTTGTCATTTTCTCCTCTGAATAATGAGGAAGTTCCATAAATATTTTTGCTGGTCATAAAGACTCCTTAACATGGGTTGACTAGAGGTACTGGGAATTGGCGTTCCGCGAGTACCACTTATTTATTATCTATATGCCCAAAAGAAAACAATTTCTATCTTTCTGCGTCGCTAACATTCTATTTCTATAGCTATTAGCATTCCCACTTCATACTTATCAATCTACAGATCTTCCCCGGGTTTCTTGGACTCAGGAAGATCTGAGTTGCCTTTCTAAGACGATCCATCACGAGGCACGAGGTGAATCACTCAAAGGCAAGTTGGCAGTTGCTCACGTCGTTCTCAATCGCACGAAGAGTGAAAGATTCCCCTCTACTATCTGTGAGGTTGTCAACCAGAGAGTCGGTAAGAGTTGTCAGTTCTCATGGGTCTGTGTTAAAATGAAAACTAGAGAAATGACAGAAGAAGTCTACACAATGACCGTATAGATATTGAATGGTGAAACAAAAGACCCGACTCGGGGTGCTCTGTTTTTTCATAACAAAGATGCTGTATCATTCGAAAGAAGAAAGACAGCAGAGATCGGAAACCATATTTTCTATAGGTGATAACATGACAAAAAAGATGACAGAATAGGATCTCCAAGCCGAAGATCAAGAACTCGAGTATGCAGTAGAAGATGATGGTCCAACCACAATTCTTTTGTTCGGCGACATCAATGATGATATTATCGCTCAGGCATGTAATGTGATCATCGGCGAACAGTATCGACCAGAGCCGAAAGAAAAGATCCGGATCTTGATTAATTCGCCCGGTGGAGAACTTCAGGCAGCATTTGCTCTTATCGAGGTTATGGAAGCCAGCAAGATTCCAGTTGAGACAATTGCTCTTGGTCAATGTGTTTCAGCAGCAATGCTAATTCTGATGTCTGGTACTCCTGGTTATAGGGTCATCACACGTACGTGTGCTTCTATGTCTCACACGTATTCAACAGATGTTGGTGGTAATCATTGGGACATCAAGGAAATTCAACGTGAGTTGCAGAATACACAGGACCGTATCTTGGATCAGTACATGAAATGTACTGGCTTGCAAAAGCAAAAGATCATCAAGAATCTGATTGGCAAGTCCGACCGTTGGCTCAACCCAGCGCAGGTAGTTGAATACGGTATCGCTGATAGAATTGGAGTATTGGAGTTCTAATGAAGAAAGTAATTGGTTTTCATTCACCTATTGGTGGTGAAGATTCATATTCTTATCTTGAGTGTAAACAGTGGGCATCTGTTCTTGGTGCCACTGTTTCCCACGATTATACTGGCGCAGATATCGTTTATCTTTATCTTGGTAACAACTATGATCCTGGTGACAAGGCTAAAGCGCAACCATTAAGTCTTTTTGGTGGGCTGGCAGAAAAGAACTACAAGTGCCTAGAGGAGTTTTCAAGGTCAGATGCTAAGTTCTTTTCTATTGGATCAAGAATCCCAGAATCTTCTTTGGATTCATTTATCCAACGGGCACAGACGATGACGGATAGCACATTTCATGGTGTGAAATTAGACGTATGTGAAGCTGTAAAAGAAAAAGCTATGAAGATTGACTGTATTACCACAGAAGATCTTGTCACAGATTCTATAATGATAGGCGACAGTCATTCGTATAGCATGGCTCCAGTTGGTGTTCCTACTAAGAAACTGCGTGCACAGACTCTGAATGGCTCCATAAAAAGAGATCAATTCAAAGAGTGGGGAAAGACCAAAGCGAAGAACATGTACTTCATGCTCGGTAGCGTCGATATTCAGTTCCATATCTTCCGACAGTCTGATCCATGGTATGCTATAGATCAATTGGCAGACCGTTATCTTGAACAAGCAGAGTATCTTAGGTCAATTGGGAAGAAAGTTTGGCTATGTTCTCCAGTTCCGGTAGTAGGAGAAGATAGAAAATTGACTCCCACCACAAGTTACAAGGGCCAGTTCTTCTATGGGTCCGTTGAAGATAGAACTAAGGCAACACTCCGATTTGTAGACAGACTCTCAAAGAATACAGATGTCACGTGCTACCCAGACCATTGGTACACAGAGCCAAGACATGTCTATCATCAGAAGTTGGAAAGAGCGAGAGGTCATCACCTAAAGTTCCAGTTCAGTAGAATGAACAACTTCAATAAAGGTCAGGAACTAGACTTCTTCTGATTTCCTCTATTCTACATATGTTATAATGAATCAATTGTGAAAGGAATAGAATGAAACAACCCCGCTGGCCCATCTATATTATTTCAAAGGGTCGTTGGGAGTCTAGAATGACTTCCCGGTCCCTAGAAGAAATGGGTGTAAATTATCGAATTGTTGTAGAGCCGCAAGAGTTCGATAAGTATGCATCCGTCATTGACCCAAAGAAAATCATCACCACACCATTCTCAAATCTCGGACAAGGTTCTATCCCTGTGCGGAACTTTGTGTGGGAACATGCAAAAGCAGAAGGCCATGAACGGGCGTGGACTTTAGACGATAACTTGCGCTATTTCTACCGTCTACACAATAATACCAAGCTGCGTGTGAAGTCAGCACTACCTTTTCGCGTCTGCGAAGACTACACTGACAGATTTGAAAATGTTGGTATGTCTGGTCTGAACTATCATTTCTTTGCTCCATCATTTGTCGCAAAAGAACCTGCTTACTACAACACGCGTATCTATTCTTGTATTCTGTTGAAATTGGATATCAAGCCACGTTGGAGAGTTCTTGAGTGGGATGGCAAACCAGCACCATTTAACGAGGATACTGACTTGTCTCTCCAGATCCTCAAGGAAGGTTATTGCACAATTCTCCTGAATAGTTTCCTTGCAGGCAAAGGTCCGACTATGGTGTTGAAGGGCGGGAATACTGACACTGTTTACAAGGTTGGTCAGGCAGGATTCGACAATCGCTACGCATTTGCTGCTTCACTAGCTAAGGCACACCCAGATGTTTGTGAGATTGCACAGAAACATGGGCGCTGGCATCATCATGTGGATTATTCTCGTTTCCAGAAATTCAACAAACTGAAGTTGAAACCTGGTGCAACATGGCCGGATGAATATGAGACAAAACTCAAGTTAGTCAAACTCTCAGACCCTTCTAACATCTGTTCTACATATACTGATGTTCCAGGTGGAGTTGATTCAGTAAAAATGGAAATGGGAGATTAAGATGGCAAGAGGCAAGCAAGTCATAGCAACACTAGATCATATCATCGGCGGTGAAGAAGATCGTACTGGCTACACAAATCTACCGCCATATTCACAGCCTCATTTCGAAGCGCCATACTCTGTTGAGATAAATCTTGAGACAGAAGAAGATGTAAAGGCACTTGTTGATCTTCTCGGAGATGATTATGATACACTACTTGATGAGGGCAAACGCTCAGTTAAATCATTCTGGTATCCTGCTCTGGGGCGTGGAGAAAGGGGAGGGGGTGGTTCTTATATCTGGGTGGAAGAAGGGGAAGAATAATGTTGTTTGAAGAAGAAAAGAAGCCGGTAGATCCAAATGTAGCTCGGATGCGTCGAGGTGATGGAACATTTACACTGATCAGATTCCGGAACAAGAAGGATCTGGACGCGTTTGCGGATCTTATTGATGAACCTCGTCTGAAAGGTATGAAAAAAGATTCACAGATGCATATTAAGTGGCATGCAGCAAAAGACAAACGAGACGCAATGTCTCAATTTTTCGGAGATGATAATGAGTAAGAGAGTGTTGGTTACTGGTGCCGCAGGTTTTCTCGGATCTTGGTTGGTAAGATCTTTCCTCTCAGATGGGTATACTGTAGTAGGAATGGACAATTTTCAGACTGGATCCAAGAAAAACTTGGCAGACATCTACACAGACAAGTTTACTTTTGTCGAGCATGATGTGAGACACTCATATAACCTTGGTAATTTTGACATCATTGCTAACTTGGCATGCCCTGCATCTCCACCAAAATATCAGGCTGATCCAACAGGTACTTTCTTCACTTCTGTGATGGGTATTAAGCATGCTCTAGAGCAAGCGTGGGGCAAAGATACTATCGTCTTTCAAGCGTCAACCTCAGAAGTTTATGGCGACCCATCTGTAGCCGTTCAGACTGAAGACTACTGGGGTAATGTGAATCCGGTGGGGATTCGATCGTGCTATGATGAGGGGAAGAGAGCAGCAGAGACACTTATGACAGACTGGAGTCGTCAGCGCGGTACTCAGATTCGTATTGCCAGAATCTTCAACACCTTCGGTCCTTCTATGGACAAGGATGACGGCAGGGTTGTCACAAATTTCATCAATCAAGCACTGAATAACAAGGACATCACAATCTATGGCGATGGTTCACAGACACGTTCATTCTGCTATGTGTCTGATCTAATTCGTGGGTTCCGCGCTCTGATTGATTCTGATGTACAGACACCAGTAAATCTGGGCAATCCAGGCGAGAAGACAATGCTCGAATTGGCGGAAATTGTTCTTCGGAAAACCGGGTCAAAATCCAAGATTGTATACATGCCACTACCATCTGATGACCCACTGCAACGTTGCCCAGATATCACAAAAGCCAGGACTCTTCTTGGTTGGAGACCAGAGATAAGTCTGGATGACGGACTTGACCGTACTATTCAGTACTTCAAACTGAATCCGTGATATAATTCTTACTACATACTGAGTTATTACTATTTTAAGAGGTTACTATGTCTATTGATGTTTTGGTTGTTGGAAAAGGTTTCGTGGGCGCTGCGGTTTGTCATGGTTTTCAGAAGAATCGTGTTGATGTTGCAGATCCAAAATTGGGGACATCAGTAAAAGATTTTCGTGATAAGAAATATGATCTAATCTTTGTTGCAGTTCCTACTCCCATGGGAACCGATGGTGTTATCAATGCAAGTATTGTCCAAGATGTCATGCCAGAATTGGCTAAACACAAAGAAGCAATTATTGTTCTTAAGTCTACTTTGATTCCTTCTATGGTAGATGAACTTGCTAAGAAGTACAAGAATTTTGTATACAACCCAGAGTTCCTGACTGAGCGTAATGCTCTATGGGACTTTGAAAATCCAATCTTGCATGTATTTGGTGGCACACCAGAGAACACAAGCAAATTGCACTCCTTCTATGAACGATATTCAATTTGTAAACCTGCCCCAGTACACTACATGACTGCACAGGAAGCTGCCTTCACAAAGTATGGTATTAACACATTTCTGTCAACTAAGGTTCTGTTCTGGAACCAGTTTTACGATCTGTGCAATACTACCGGTGCGAATTATGATGTGATCCGTAGAGCGATTGGTGAGGATGTCCGTGTGGGGTCTTCACATATGATGGTCCCGGGTAACGACGGCAAACGTGGATTTTCAGGCGCTTGCTTCCCAAAAGATAGCTCTGCCATGGTTAGATTTGCACAGGAACAAAATACACCTCTTACAGTTCTTGAAGAAGCAGCTAGGCAGAATATGATCTATAGGTCTGGTACAGAACTTGATGATCGTGAAAAAGAGCAAGGTGTTTCATACGATGTGAAAATCTAATAATTGCCCTCTTCGGAGGGCTTTTTAGTAAGCGGAGTTTGATTAAATAGCTTCACCGGTCTCAATATATTAAATGGAGCTATTTCAAACATGAACCTACTTACCGAAGCAATCCGCTCAAAAGATTTCACTTCCGCACAACTTCTGATCACGAAGTATCTGCGCTCAAAACTTGGGAACAAAGTATTCCCATATCCAACACCTGAAGTTTTTACACCTTCTGGCGGCACGAAATACGTCGGCATTAGATTCTTCATTATGGATGGTGCTGGTGCCAAATCCGTTCGTATGAACTGGAAAACTGTTGGCAAAATTGGTTCACAAGGTCTGGTTTCTATCGACTTCTGGGACGGTTCTAAGACTCCACAGCCAAACCCATCACATCATGTGAAACTAGACCACGAGCAGTAGATCGTCAAAGTTCTGCCGATGGTTGTTGATCTGGTACACGGCGGTCTGGAAAAGTCCGGTTTCTTCATGAACGAATCTGTGGCTCTGCAGCATATTCCTA